GGAACCACAGCACCAGTTTGTGTAGGAACCAATTGTTGAATCCTTTGATCTATGTATGGAGTAAGTTCTGCCATCACTCTTTCAACTGTGGCATCTCTTCTTCTTTCTGGTCCTTTATTGACCTTATCCATTACTTGGTTTCCACCAACAACACTACTAGTTCCTACTGCCAGAACTGTTGCTCCTGTAACTAAAGTGTCTTTAAGTTCCATCTAAAACCAAATGTGATTTATGTAAACATATTTAGTTCCTTCAACAACCTTTCTACCCTTATGAGCAAACTCCCAATGAGCAGGGAATATTAAAGTCTTACCTGTTTCTGGTTTAATAAGAATATCGTCAGTAAATTCCGTTTCACCACCAACATATTCATTATTCAAATATGTGATAGATGTTAACTGTCTTTTCATAAAGGCAGCCTCTGGACCATAATTTAAATATGGGTTGTTATAATATGCCCAATCACCACAATGCCAATCTAAATCATCACCAGGTGCGTATCTAGCTAATTTCTCATCACAAATTATTCTACCTTCACACCTCTGCAATCCATTTTGTAAAGCATCTTTAGTTTGTTTCTCTAAAATTTCCAAGTAAGAATCTATTAGTTTAGAAAAAGGTGGTGATTTAAAATTACCATGTTGAGTATCTCTCTTGCCAAATATTGGATCATCAACTCTTCCCCATTCAGCATTAGAAATTCCATCCAATAAAAGACCTATTTCCTCTTTATTAAAGACAAAATCATAAAATAAAAATTTCTTCATGAGTTTTCATATTCTTCAGTTGGTATAGACCACTCAGCATACAATCGCCTACCAGTCTTACCTTGTATGTCAATATAAACCTGATCGTTACTCGACCAGAGTCCCAAACGATCTCCTAATTTCACGTAGGCTTTCAAAATCTTTCTGTTTAGTGCCGCCATCATATTCCCAAGCATAACCTTCAGTAATCATTAATTCATTTAAGGAGACAGTATCTTCGCCAACGTACAACCAACCAAGAAGGCGGCCATACTTACCGACCCCACCAACGAGCTCAGTCCTAATAGAAAGCTCATCATCACCAGATAAAGTACTTTCGAGTTTATCCTTGAGCCAGTTCGTTGCATCAATACCAAGTGCCTTTTCCTCTAAATCTCTTGTTCTCTTCTCAGGAGTATCAACTCCTGCAATTCTTACCCGTTCTTTCTTGAATAAATCGAATCCAAGATCTATCGTTACATCTATCGTATCTCCGTCCAATACTCTGTTTATCTCTGTCACTCGGAAGTTGTAACAACTCTTCCTTGACGGTGGAACCATCGCTCCCATCTTCATACTCCGTAAGTGTATTATTTAGCATCTGCTCAACAGTTGGTCTGTTTTGTTCTGCCTTATAATTCCTTACTTGCTGAATCATCTGATTCACATTCAGAGGAGATGTGACTATGAATAATGGGGTTAGGATACCAATCATCGTATTTAAAAATCCAGTATATACTAGCACTTACTAAGACTAATAGCAAGCCTACCATAATATTTATTGACCAGACTATATCCGAAGGCATTACTTATGCTTATACCTTTCAGGATTTCTTTCCGAATCTATTGACATAAACCCTATAGGTAAAAATATTACCCAACTGAATAGAGCAAGAGTATTCATATTCTGCCCTACCCATTCTATTAGTAATCTAAGCATATGCCTGTGCTGCTAACCAGAACGATAAACTTAAAGATGTTCCCATGATGGTGAGTCGGCTCATCCACCACATTATTTCATGCTTCATAATCAGCGTCCCATTGGAATACCTGCTGCCATAAGATGTGTAATCCTATCAATCTCAGGTAACTCTTTTGTACAATAGTCAATAAAAGAAGGATGCTCCCTTAGATAAGGAACATCCTCTTTAGAATTCTGTATTGCGTTATATGAATCTACAGCGTATTCGCAGATTTCATGATGTTGATGTTGTGTGTCGTGATAACCGACAATGTAATGCTTTTGTTGCGTCAGGGGCATGATTTTTCAATCCCAGTACTATTATTATTTATTATACCATATAGGTATTTTTACGCATTAATATGTGGAGTCCAACACTCAGTTAGAGAACCTGAACAACTCCATAACAATCAGGTATCTCATGCATTAATTTACTTTCTATACCCTGCTTCAAAGTCATAACACTCATAGCACATGTCTCACACGCACCACCTAATCTAACCTTAACAAAGTTAGTTTCCTCTTCTATCTCTACAAACTGAAGAGTTCCACCATCCGCTTCAATATATGGTAAAAGTTCTTCAAGAACTTTAATTACATTCTCTTCAGTTAGTTCTAATTTTTCTTCCATGTGTGTTGCCAATTCGTACTGTCTTACAAGATATTCATACTGACTCATTAGATACCTTGATCTTTTTGACTCTTAAAAAACTCTTTCAATGATGATGAAACATCTGGTGGTTCAGGATCTACATATCCTTTCATTTTCTTCCATTTATTATGTAATGCTCCCATTACCCATGACTGAGAAAGACTCTTGGGACCATTTTCCAAGAGATCTAACTCATACTTACTAGAAGTATAGTTCTTATATTCTTCTCTCCATTTGGAGTCATCGTAATTTTTAGTCATCCTTGCCAAATCATATCGGGCATTTGTTGTGGACCTGGTTTCATCATAAACAATACTATAGCATATCCAATAAACCAGATTATATTAAAGAGCCATGCCTGTCTGACAAGAAACTTTCTTACTGTCATGGAAATGAGAATATTAGCTTCGTTCTCACCTCTTCGGAGAACCTGTTCAATAATTACCGCAATGATGGATCCTACCACTAGTGGGTAGAATACAAAATTTGCGAAAGACATTATGAGTAGAATAACATTCATTCTTCGTGCTTATGCTTTAGTTTACCAGACATCTCATATGCCTCTTTGTTTCCACCATGACCATGAGCAATTCCCAACTCATGCATCTTTGCGTGTTCATCTATCTGATCTTTTAGATTCTTTTTACCTGGTCCAAATGTAAGATAGATTCCATACGCAACCAAACCACCTAGTACTAAACCAAAGAATAAAATTAATCCTTGATCTGGGGTTAGATTGAAATGTGGAATAAGAACATCAGGTTGTCTCTCCCATGTTCCTGGTAGGTTGTATACTGAGGGTTTTGATAGAAAAATCATTTCTTTTTAAAAATGGAACTAATAAAAATTTGAAGTAACGATTGGAACCAATTACCTTCTAGACTATTAAACATATCCATGTTTAATTTAAAAGCGTAATTTGCTTCTTCTATTATAGCATCAACTTGTTTCTGGTCAAGGTCTAAATGATTAAGAATTCCTTTATAACATGCTTTGTATGCCTTAGCATCAGGTATATTCTCAAACTCATAAAAACTTAAGCCTTGCCCATCCCCCAATTCCATAGCTTTTTGAGCAATTCCTTTAAGTATTTGACCCCCTGAGAGGTCGCCCAAGTATCTGGTGTAATGATGACCAACCAAAAGTTCTGGTTCATTTTTCGCTACCTCACGAATACGATTTACATAGTTCTTACATGCTTCTGAAGGATTAATAAGTGACCTCCAGATAGGTCCATAATAAAACCTAAGATCTTTTTCGAGTGAGTTTACTCTATTAAGATCTGATAAATTTATATGACCAACTATAGGATGATCTTTTAAATTATCAACCTCTTCCTCCATTGTGGAATATACAAAATATAGATCACAAACAAGTTTCTTGTAAGATTCCTTACTTACAACTCCTCTAAGAAATGATGCAACAAAAGAAGTATTCTCTGCTGCGGAATGAGACTTCTTAGTTCCCTCCTTTATTTGTGTGGAAAAATCTATTACGGACATGGTTATTCAAACCTAATTTCTTCTTCGTCACCAACATCAAGATCAGGAAGTTTTGCTTCAACCCAATGATCTTTATTTTCTATATTTGCTGCATTAACATATCTCATAATATGTTCGTCTATCTGATGATAGATTGGATGTAAATTAAGATCCATGTTAATATCATGTGCGATATCAGCAATCTGCGAATCAGTTAAACAATGATCCTTGTGAGTTAGATTACACACTGGTATCCTTTGTTCTATTAATTCATTAAGATTTATACGAATTTCATAGTCTCTATATACTGGCATTTAAAACTCCTCTGAACATGAATCACTGAAACTTTCTGCCACATCACCACCTAGATCAGCACCTTCATTCATACCAATCATCGTAGCAGCACCAGCCAAAACCCAACCAACGAAAGGAATAGAGGAGAGAGAAGAACCAGCAGCAGCACCAACGCTACCACCGACAATTCTTCCTGTCGATTTTCCACCACCTCTTGCCTCAATACATTCCTGAGTCTTGGCACTAATCTTTTTTTCGTTAATGTTACCTACAGATAATGGTTCAATCCAAGTTCTACCGTTAGATACTGGACCACCATGATGCACAGCACCATCCATAGTATATTCTTTTGTAATAGTAGTTGTATCACCTTTCTTAAGGAATCCACCGTTGCTTACAGTTTTAGTAGTAAACATACTCTTAGGATCATTACCACGATACTCAAGACTGTATCCATCTTCTCCTGCCATTACTCTAACCGAAGAATACTGATTCACAGGAGGAATAGCAATCTTAGGATACTTACTAGTTTCTCTGGTAGCAAGCATTACAAGCATACCTATATGCGAAAGACCAAGTAATCCACCCAATCCAAGGGCAGACCACTTGGTCCAATTTATTTGTTTGTCCATCATAAAAAAATACGAACTTTACATCTTGAAGGTTTCTGTTGAATCGTTGTCAGTAGTAATCTTAAGTGGTGCTTGCTCAACTCTAATAGTTTGAGTAGGACCTGTAGATTTTGCTGCTTCGATTAACTTTGCTAGGTCATCTTTACTGATGCCGCCACCGCCGTTGCCACCACCATTACCGTTAGTAGCGTTACCATTCTTATCCATCTTCATAGTACCATCACCTTTCTTAGATGCGGTCTGGATTCCGAAGGAAGCTAAAACTCCAGTAAAAACCGAAGCTATAAAAGTTGGGTCAATTTTCTGTTGTGGTACACCTGGAATGGCAACATAATTTAATGTCAATATTCCACCCGACCAGGCAAGAACAGTAATTCTGACGAATGTACTGATGATTGCTGCCTGTTCATCGGCATCAGGTAGTATAGCATCTTTTGCTTTCTGAAGCAACCCCTTCTTTTCTTCTTTGGGTTCTTCTTCCAGAATCTCTTCTTTTACTTCTTCTGCCATTCTATTATAGCAACATCTTACTATATAGCAAGTTTACTTAACAGGAAGGAATAAAAAGTCTGGGAAGTAATAATTAACTTCTATTAGTATAACAGCAGTGATAGTCAACCATATAGTTGCTACAACTGGTGCGGATCTAAACCACTTTGTACTAAAGATTTTAAATAATGATTTCATTTAACCACCTTCAACTTCACATCCTATACGACTACCAAGAACAGCACCTAGCGGAATTGCCCACCAGCGTCCGTCTCCCCTTGAGATAGCAGCACCTAAACCACCACCTACTAATCCACCAGCAATCTTACCATCAGTACAATCATTATTATCAAATTGTATTGTGGTCTTGCGTCTGTATCCACCATTCCTTACAGAATCTCTATCATAGTTACAAGGAACTTGAGTAGTTTCATGGAATGATTGTACATAACCAGGAGCATCTTTGGTTCCTGGTATATACTCTTCTCTATATTCTGTAGTAAAGCATTGACGAGATTCTGAATATCCTTCTTGAAATACATTACCATTTATAGAAGCAGAAACAGGTGTTACTGCCAATAAGGATGCTAATAAAATTTTCATTCTAGAAAGTTGGGACTCCTAAACCACCAGATGGTACAGGTGCTGTTGCAGAATCACTAGGAGCAGCAAGATCAGGAGTTCCAATAGGAAGATCTCCTCCTAGTCCACCACCTAAAGACCCAGTAACTGCTTCAA